GTCGGAAACTTCGATGAGTCATACATCTTCGAAGACAACTCCGGCACGCCGCTCTATGTTCGCTTCGAACAACCAGACGGCAACATTGCAATCCGTACCGTCGTGTTCGGCTTCTCGGCCTACACCGCCGGAAAGTACCCTGCCGCATTCTCGGCGATCACGGGTACCGGACTCATCACGGCTAACTGGTAAACAATCCCCCACTCCAACTCGGTCGGCGCGCACAGTCGACCGAGTTTCGGGATCTCACCATGAAACAATTCATCGTCGATGCACTCAAAAAAGAACTCGCCGAATATCGTCGGCGCGGCCTTGACGATCGCGCGAAACAAGTCATCGACCAGCTTGTCGTCCTCGGTTGCGAGGAGTTTTTGCCCACGCTCAAAAAGTCCTCGAATGTGCCGGCCGAGGATGACTTCACTCAAAAACCGACCGCTCAGATCGTTTCTAAGCCACTCAAAAAACGCGCCGTGATACAAGCCGCCACAATAAAACCAGACGCTAAGCGGAAAAAATAATGGCGATAACAAACGGCTACGTCACTCTCGCCTCGATGAAAAACTATCTCGGGATCACCGACTCCATCGACGACACCTTGCTTGAACAAATCGTCGAGTCTGCCTCACGCAGCATCGACCGCATCGCGAACCGATATTTCTATCTAGACGCAACAGCAACAGAACGCACCTTTCGCACAACCGACGCCTACTCGCTCATCGTTGACGACATCGGATCGCTCACCGGTCTCGTCATCACACTCGACACAGCCGGCACAGGCACCTACTCAACGGCCGTCACAATCAACACCGACTATCTCATGGAGCCACTCAACTCCGCGTCACTCGGACGCCCCTGGACAAATGTGACGATGGTCGGCGCACAACTCTTCCCGTACCCTCTCAACTTGCGTCCAGGCATCAAAGTCGTCGCCAAATGGGGATGGCCTAGCGTCCCCGACGACATCGCACAAGCAACACTTATTCTCGGCGCCGACCTATACAAACGCAAAGACTCCGTCGGCGGCGTCCTCGGTTTATCGGAACTCGGCGCGATCCGCATGAGTCCACTCGGTAGAGACATTTCCGCAATGGTACGCGCGTACCGTCGAGAGTCGATCTCGTGACAATCACCATCTCCTCCGTACGCGACGCCGCACAAACACAGCTCGCAACAATCACCGGTCTACGCACATACGACCTCATTCCAGACACCGTCAACGTACCGGCCGCCGTTGTCGGCAACCTTGAACTCGAATGGGATGAAGCAATGCAACGCGGACTCGACTTCGCCACCTTTGACGTCTTACTCATCACATCACGCATGAGCGACCGATCCGCACAAGACAAACTCGACGCATACCTCGCCGGCACCGGCGCATCAAGCGTCAAAACAGTCCTCGAAGGCGGCTCGCCCACAGGAACCCTCAACGGCACAGTCTCCACGGTGCGCGTTACACGAGCAACACCAATATCCATCACAGTCGCGAGTATCGAATATCTCGCCTACAGATACGAGGTCGAAGTATATGGCTAGTTACAAAGTATTAACAGATCTCATCGACGGCAAAAACGCCGGCGACACAATCTCAGACGACGAGCTTCAAGGATGCAACATCAACGCACTCTTCGCAGCTGGTCATCTCGCAGAACCCACAACAAAGAAAACCGAGAAGGAGTAAACAATCATGGCCGTTTTCGTTTTGAAAGATGCCTCGCTCACCGTTAACGCCGTGAGCCTAAGTAGTTACGTACAGTCCATTTCACTTGACTTCGCAGTCGAAGCCGTAAGCGTCGACTCGATGGGAAACAATGGCCACCAGTTCATCGGAGGTCTCCAAAATAACTCGGTGGCCGTCACATTTAACCAGGACTTCGCCGCATCACAAGTCGCCGCAACACTTGACGCGCTGGTCGGTACAACGACGACTCTCGTCATCAAGCCCACATCGGCAGCAGTAGGCGCGACGAACCCTTCCTATACGATCACCAACGCATTCCTCGCCGCTACACAACCAGTCAACGGTGCCATCGGCGACCTCGCACAAATGAGCGTCACATTCACCGGTGGAACAATCGTGAAGGCCGTCGCGTAACACAATGATCACACTCACCGTCAAGCACAAAGACGGCACAGAAGGATCCTTTCCGGTATGGCCATCGACAGAAGTCGCCTTCGAGCGGCACTACAAAATCCCCTACCGGAAAGCGTTTCAAGACGACTTCCCACAGGAGCAAGCCTATTTTCTCGCATGGCTCGCGCAACGTGACTCAGGAAGCGATATCAAACCGTTCGACGAATGGATCAAAACACTCGCCGACATCGCAGTCGAGACAAACGAAAACCCTATCTAGCGCGCTCGACGACTGAGTTGATCGCGCTTCTCGCAATACGAACACACATATCGCCGAGAGAACTCCTGGCAACACCACCAGGGATCCTCGAAGTAATGATCCAGATGGCAATACCGGAAGACTATTGGAAGGAACCGATCGACGCATGGCAAGCACTAGCTCAGGCAGTTTCGGCTACAGAATAGACTCCGACCGTCAAGGCAAAGCACAAATCGTCGGCCTACGCGAAACACAAAAAGCACTCAAAGCACTCGGCGACGCAACAAAAAAAGAACTCAAAAGCACACACCTTGAAGCCGCACAGATCGTCGTCAACGGTGCTATCCGTACCGCACCAATACGCACCGGCGCACTCGTCGCCTCATTACGTGCCGCCGCAACAATGACATCTGGTCGAGTACGAGTCGGCGACAACGACGTCGAATACGCCGGCGCAATCCACTTCGGATGGCCAGCACGCCGCATCAAACCACAACCATTCATCTACGACGCACTCGACGGACGCCGCAACGAAGTCGCCCAACTCTACGCAACACGCATCGACCAACTCGTCCGACGCTATGACCTCGCCGGCAACAGTCCACCACGAGATCTCCGATATGTGACGGCTGGTTAAAATGGCAAAAGCAATCTCAGTCGTCGTTACCGGCAACGCCGCACCACTCCGCAAAGAACTCAAAAAAGCAACACAAGACCTCTCCGGTTTTGCTAAAGCGCAACAAGGTTTCGGTGACATCGCAAAACTCGGCTACGCCGTCGCCGGCGCAAGCGTCGTCCGCTTCGGCGCGCAACTTGTCAAAGCCGCACTCGACGACGAAAAAAGCCAGGCGCTACTCCGCGCCTCAATCGCCAAAACAGGGTTCGCAACCGAAGAGGCAACCGCATCGGCCGAAGCGTACGTCAAGCAGCTCTCGCTCTCATCAAACATCGCCGACGATAGTCTCCGTCCAGCACTCGCCACACTCACACGCGCAACTGGCGACGTCACGCGCGCGCAAACATTGCTCACACTCTCCACCGAAATCGCTACCGCAACCGGAAAAGATCTCGCCTCAGTCTCAATCGCAGTCGCAAAAGCAAGCCTCGGATCCACAACCGCTCTCGGCAAACTCGGCGTCCCACTATCAGAAGGTGCCAAACAATCCGGCAACTTTGCGCTCGCCTTTGAAGAACTCAACAAACAATTCTCAGGCTCAAACGCCGCCGCACTCAACACCACCGCCGGCAAAGTCGCAAACCTTTCAATCCGTTTCAACGAACTCAAAGAAACCCTCGGATCTCAACTTCTGCCAGTCGTTGACAAAGTCACCAGCTCACTCATCAAAGCAGCAGACGCCGCCGACAAAGGCGAGTCGCTCGACGCCTTGAAAAACACTTTCACCGCGATCTCAGATGCGACACCAGATGTCGGAGCGATCATCACAGATCTCACAACCGAACTCATCAGAGGCGAAGGATATCTTCTTGACTACGTCAAAGCCTTAGAAGCCGGCGTCGACATGACCGGACAAGGCATCAAAGCCTTCCCCTTCTACGTTGACCAGGTCGTCAAAACAAGACAAGCACTAGAAGAAGCCACAACCGCAACCTACGACTACAGCGCCGCCGCAAACAGTCTCATCTACGCACAGAACACCACCTTCACAAAGATCTACGCCGACCGTGTCGAAGAAGTAGCGCGACAAACAGAAGCCGCCAAAACACGAGCAGAAAAAGCGCGCGAAAAGTTTGCGGCACTCGGAGCAACTTTGAAAGGCACACTCAACACCGCTCTCACCGATGCGCGTAACAAACTCCAGGCCGCTAAAGACGAGATGAAAGCCTTCGGCGACGCCACCGCATCGGCAATCTCTGGCAACGTCACCATCGGCGACGCGCTCTCACAATCAACAGACGGCGAAAACAACTACACCGAAGCACTCAAAAAACGCGCCGACGCCTACCGCGCACTTAACATCGCAAAAGCAACCGGCGACATCGGCGCATATACGCGCGCACTTGACGAAGTATCAGACGCAGAAGCAGCAGTCACCAGCGCGCAATCCGGTCGCCGCTCGCCTGGACAACTCTTCGCCGACCAAATCGCAAAAGCCAAAAAGTTCGCCACCGACCTCAAAACCCTAATCTCACCACCGTTCAATCTTTCCGAAGCCGGTCTATCGCAGCTCATCAACCTCGGCGTCGACTCAGGCTCCAGCGTCGCAGGAGAACTCGTCGCCGGCACCAGCTCACTCTCAGTCGGCGCAATCAACGAAGGCCTCGCCGGTATCGGAACAGTCGCAGGACAACTCGGCACCACCGCCGGCTCAATCTTTAGAGGCGGAGCAGTAGGCGACGCACAAGCCGATGTCGACCGTCTCGGCCGCGCATCAGTCACCACTAACAACAACTCGTATTCAATCACGATCACATCTGGCGTCGGCGACGAAGTAGAAATCGGCAAACAAGTCGTCAAATACCTCCAGGCATACGACAAGAAATTCTCTGGCATACCGATCAAGGTCAAAAAATAATGGCGATACCCACCCCGATCGTAGAAATCGCCTTCGACGATAGTCCCTATGTCAACAATCCATCATGGACAGACGTCACGACATACGTGCGAAGCATCAACACCAGTCGCGGCCGCACAGACGACTTCGCAGACTTCGACACCGGCACCGCAAACATCGTCCTCTCCAACAACTCGCGCCTCTTCGATCCCCTCTATAGCGCCGGCACTTTTTACGGCAAACTCCTACCACGCAAACAGATCCGCATCCGCGCAACATCAGGCGCCACCACCTACGACATATTTCGCGGCTTCGTCACAGGATGGCCAGTCACCTATACGAACGCCGGCAAAGACTCCACAGTCACCCTCCAATGTTTCGACGCGCTCGGACTTCTCGCATCGGAACAAGTATCAGACGACAACTACCAGACCGCCATCCTCTCCATGAGTCCGCGCGCCTATTGGAAATGCAACGAGACCACCGAAACGACCACCCTTGTTGATCAGATCGGCGGCTTGAACCTTACGAAAGCATCTGGTCTACCTTTCCAGCCGACACAAACTCTCCTCCAGGGATGCACCGGTTCGGCCGCCGCCATGATCAACTATTCCGCCACCGGTGGCACGGTAGCAGCACCGACCGGACTCGTATTTTCTTTCATCGGCAAACCCACCGTCGCAAACGACGTCGGAAACTATGTTTCCTACTCATGCGGAACAATGGCATTTCAAATCACAGTCGACGCCGCCGCCGGTGGCGCTACCTTTCAATATATTTACGGCACCACGATCTACGAGTTGACAATCCCGTCCGGTAGCTTCAACCCGACAATCCCTCACCACTACCTCTTCATCGCATCCACATCACCAACAAAACTTCTCATCGACGGTGTTGCACCGACACAAACTTTCGTCTCCAGCGCCATCGGTTCGAGTGGCACAATCGAAGCCGCAGAGATAGAAAATATGGAAGTTCAAGAGTTCTTCGTCAAGCACGCCACCACCACGACACCAGTCTTTGACGCAGAAGAGTTCAACGCACTCGCCACCGGCTTCAACTTCCGAGCTAACACCTACGATCGCAACGAATACCTCCTCGACCAGACACCATTCATCCGATACGACTACTCGACAAACTACGTTCAAGTCCCATACATCACCGCACCGAACGGCGTGCGCGTCCTACGCATAGAAAACTCTGGCGACCTACTGCCACAACTCAAAACAAACGCCGACACCGAAGGCGGCGATATGTTCGCCAAAAAAGACGGCCGCATCCTATTCACCGACCGCCAGTACAAATACACCAGCACAAAATCCGCAAACATCCAGGCCACATTCTCCGACGCTGGAGGCGCCACCCTCAAATACGGCACCGAACTCCAACTCGACTTCGACGCCGACTCAATCCGCAACTCCGTCACCGTCAACTACACCGCCGGCGCAAGTGGTGACAACAATGTCATCGCAATCAACACCACATCAACCGCATCAGTAGGCAAAGTCGCCGACACAATCAACACCTACCTCGCAACCGAAAGCGACGCCTCCAGCCTGGCAAACCTTCAACTCGGAGTCGGCGCCGCACTCAAACCGCGCATCAGTCCACTCGAAGTCGGTCTCACCGACACGACCGCAGACTGGTCAACGATCCTCGGCCTTGAGCTACTGGAACGCATCAAACTCGTACGCACACCGAGCATCGGAAGCAACGTCGAGCTAGTGCTACTCATCAACCAGATCGAACACGCAATGACACCAAAAGAACACCGCACAACCATCATCGGATCGGTTCGATATACCGGCTGGTTCACACTCAACGTCTCCGCACTAAACGGAACCGACATTCTCGTCTAAAGGAAAACTATGGCAGTCAAAACCTTCACATCCGAAACCCTCTCCAGCGCCGATACCAACACCTACCTCGCAAACGCCGGCCTCGTCTATGTCGCAAGCGGCTCAACGGCAGGCACAGCTAACACGCTCGCCATCGCCACCTCTTTCACATCAACATACGAACACTACTTGTTGCATCTCACCGTTAGACGAACGACATTGACTGCCGACGAAGTTCTATATCTTCAGTTATATGCCTCGGCAGTAGTCAAAAACGGCGCGTCAGATTACGCATACGCAAGCGATCAAAGGTATCTCACCACGCAATCAAACGCCGGCACAAACGCCGAAGCATCACTACCGATCGGACGATATTCAGACAAAGAAAGCGTCTTCAACATTACATTCAACTCACCACAAGTTTCAACAATCGCAACACAAATCCACTCCTACAACGTCAACGTCCAAACAGGCTTCACCGTTGACGGGAACAGGTTCACAGGCATTCGACGCGCAGAGGAAACAAACGAAGGAGTCTTTTTCTATGCATCAACAAACTTTATTTCATCTTATGTTTTGTATGGATACAGGAAGCCGTGATGATCTGGCGAATTAGTTTCGTGGCCGTACTCTTCGCAAGCATCCTTACAGCTTGCAACAACCGCATCGAAGAGAAGCCCTGCCCAATAACCAAAAACAAAGCACTATCCGCCTCAAGAGTCACGTCCGAAACACGACCAGGCGAAGCCCTCTCATGTTGAAAGGCGAACGGTACACACCGAACGAACTCAACGCGCGACTCCGCTTCATCGTCGGCCTCGTACTCTCAGGCATCCTCGCCTTGACAATGGGCTTCATGTTGTTCGGTCTTCTCTTCGTTTATCAAGGCTCCGAACTCTCACCGGTTGACTCAGAGTTCTTCAAGCTCATGTCGCCGGTGGTCATGTTCTTAACCGGCACGCTCTCCGGAGTCATGATCGCCTCGGCCAACAAAGTCGACACAAACAACAACGGCATACCAGACGACCAAGAGGAACCCGATGCCCTACCCGACACCAGCTCCGAAACTTTGTAAGTGTCTCAAAGACGTCCGCAACGGATCACTACCACCAGAACTCCTCGCACCCATACCA